ATTTGTTCTAGATTGATTTAAATTCCTTAAAATAATTATGGTATATATACTATTCTTTAACTAAACATAGGTGAATTTAACTACTAATATATAAGTTCTTGCTTTGAACCGTAAACTTGCGTCGTGAGATGTATAGTATTGTACGAGTAAAATCGGTGGCTTTTAAAAATCATCCTTAGGATAATATCTAATTTGCGTAAGCGGTTAGGTGAATTTGGATGTGATGAGTCTTAGCGACTTTCAGGTTTCTAGTATTCTTGATTGTTATGCTTCGATAGTCGAGCTCGGTTCAGGGTGAGTGTGATTAGAGTGGTGTTAAATTGATATGGGCTTTACATTGGTACAACATGTTCGTCGAGAGGTTGTACTCGTGTGAGGCTAAGATGATAAGTTCCGGTAATTTTGTTCCTTAAAACAATCTTTTTAAGAAAAATTTCATTTTCCAGATTCCTTATGGGGTCTTTGAAATTAAATAGCCTAAAACGGTGATATTGGGATCGTTCTCTATGAAATCCGGTCTACTTCTAGCCACTCCTTTTTGGAGTTGAAATGGCAGGTGGAATCGGTGACGTGGAGCTCCTAATGTCTTAATACTTACGTGCTAAATTGTCTAGGTGTGTGCTATGTGGAGTTTTTGGATGCGTTGGATCCTATGTGGTTCAGGTGATTTTCCTGCTAGTCAGGGACGCTAATCTAATTAATCTATTAAATGCTACACTAAAACTTAAATGCCGAGAGACTGCACAGGTTGGCCAACTTCAAAAGGGTTGGTGTTCAAAGATGAACAGTCCGTTCTGCTCGAATGGATCCCATACAAGAGCAAACATAATGTCTGATATTGATGTTATGTCCATTCCCTCGCGGAATATTATAATACATGATCCTTCTGGTGTGAATAAGCACGCAGAATATATACGTGAAATGATTTTAAGTCATGACACAGATGTGATGTTAGAGTTGATGTCTTGGTGTCTCCCTGGAGATGCTGAGCCTCATCGTCTTTCAACCACGATGGGTTCGAAGCCTACTGCTATCGCTAACCCAAAACAGCCGGTGACGGTTGTTTATCCTAAGTCCAATGTTCAATCGGATTTAACCACAGACACGACTATGGCGTTTAAGTTCGCTGATGTTCTCCGTTCCATGGTCTACAACCAAGGAGTGGATAACACTCAGCCCTATAGCTACGACGCGTTGTTTAAGGTGAATATCCCTGATACCCCAACACCCAACTTTCCAGACTATGGAGAGGAAGATGCTAAGGGTTTTAGGGCGAACACGCCTTTTGCACCACATGGTCCGATTCTTTATCTCGGCCGCATCGGAAAAACTGATGAACATCGAGCTTTCTTACTCAATCGAGGACAGAGAGTTCAGGTCGATTATGATGGCATTACCGTCGGACGGCTGTTGACGACTATCCTTGTGAAGGTCGTTGGTAGTAAATACGTTGCGGTGGAGGCTATTGATTTAGTGGGGACGGGGGTGTCGCAAAATGCCGCCTTCAGTCCTGGTTCTGTGGATGAGTCCGGTTACTATGCCTTGGTTATGCAGCAATCTGATTTCCAAGGTGGTACCGCTGTGATGGGTCTTACTGGTCGAGTTAATTTGGATGGAAACGGGGCTAATGGCTCAGTTGTCACTGGTTCAGTCTGGTGTCAATTGTGTACTGCTCAGTTCGATACTGTTGATTAGATTATTAATTCCTATCATATAAACGGCTGTTCTCTGATGTATACCAATACATCTCCGCCGGCT